ATTTCTACCCATTTGTCAATTCCGGATACCGATTCATAACGATAAATTTTTGGATAGTTCTCTAGTTCGTTTGTGTCAATCCAAAGATCGCCATAAGCAATTGCAACAAAGTCACTTTGCTGTGTCGGTTCAGTTGCACTAAAGATTGGACCTTTTTTGTCTGTAGCCGAAAGATTAAAACCTCTTGCATCGCTTGTAACAGTTCTATAACCGACCCAGTTAGTACCATCGTTAATCATAATATCTGCTTCGTCTGCATCGCTCCAATACCAAGCTGTTTTGTTTGTTGGATCTGCACTTGGATATGTTGTGCTTGATGCATATGATGTTGCAATTGCCCAATTACTGCCAATCCACTCAGAATTATTACCTTGGCGAACATTATCTGCGCCGCTAAGTCCAGACCAGCCTGCTGTATCTGTTGGTGTACCAGAAGTATCTTTAATTATAATTGTGCCGCCTTGTGTATGTTTTAAAACAGGAGCGCCATAAGAGTTAACTTCAGCACTTACACCAGTAATGCCTAATGCAAGAATATCTTGTACAAGGTCTGTTGCTGTTGTACCGCTTAATGTAACTGTAACTGGTGTTGTAAATGTACTTACATTTTTTTGGCTAGCCTGAATAGTAAATGTGTTACCTACAACCAGTGTTGGGTTTTGATGACCTTCAATAATTGTTGTGCCAGTTGCTGTTCTTTCAAACAGTCTATATGTTACAGTATCATTCTCACTTGTATCATATTGATAATAAACACTACCAACCGGAATTGCACTGCCGCCTGTTGTAGGATCCATTGCTTTAAGTGCAACTGCATCGTTTTCGTACAGGTTACCATTGACTTTTTGCCAAACATTGCTTATAGAATTATATCTAGACAATACAAAATTTGCGCCAAAATCAACACTTGTAGTTTTAACCCAAACTGATCCAGTCGGACGTGGTGTTGTATCGGTTGTTTTCCATGTTGGTACACTAGTATGTGCTGCTTGAGCTACTGCTGGGCAAGCATATGTGCCTGCTGTAATCCCAATATCTTCTAAAGGCGTCCCTGTATCATTTGCAAGAACAACTGAATCATTAGTTGCAGTATTATCTACATAAATTTCCAATCTGCCGTCAATTACTGCGGCTGTAATACCAGTAATTGCAGCATTGTTGATATCTGTTGCTGTTTGAGACACAGATGCACCTGTTAAAGTAACAATTGTTCCGTTAATACTAATTGCATCAGTGGCAGTAAGTGCTGGACTAACTTTAGTGCCTGTAACTGTTGCCCAACTGTTCATCCAACTAGTACTACCTACTAGTACCCAAATATTTGATCTATTTTTATAATACACTGGAAGTGCATTATTTGTAGCAACTACAACGTAGTCGCCAATTTGACCAATCGACGGTTTTGGAGCGCCGCCAGACAAATCAGTAGTTTTTGAAATTATTGATAATGCTACCGATGTAAAAGAATTTGTAGTTTTGCTCCATACATGTAGACCAAATCTACTCGATGCTAAATCTAACCAATATGTCATGTCTGCTGGTGCTGCGGTTGGTCTTCCGCTTAATCCAATTAATTGACCTAGGTCGACGTCTGCTCTTAATACATATGCACGACTTGATGATCCTAACAAACTGTATGCAGTTTGTAGACCGTATTCGTTAAGTTCGTACCCATGTAATGCACTGCCAGAAGTGCTTGTGTAAAAATTAGGTGTGCCAAAGAAGTTTACTACGTCCCTTTGACTTGTTAGTACATATAAATCGCCGGCGTTTTTAGCAAGTGTACCTTCGGCTAATGTGCCAGCGGGTGTTGTTTTATTACTTGCAGTTGCTACAACGACTAGTGGTACCGTTGCGGATGATGTTGGAGCATACTGACTTTCGTCAACTATACTTACTTCAACTCCAGGAGATACTATTGCCATGTTTAATTCCTTATCTTTTTAGTTATACTGTAGTATTTACCAACACCTAAGAAAATAACTGGTTTTAACAGAACCTTTAAAACCTTTAAATAGTGTTATGAACAAAAAAATATGTGAAATTTGCAACGAAAACCATGTAACCGTTAATTACAAGCGTAATGACAAGGTTTATTACCGTAAAAAGTGCTATAATTGTATTAAAAAAGAAAAAGAAAGTAACACAAAAGTCAAACAACTTTTGAAAAAAAGTGGATATGTGAAAAAATTAAAATGCGATCGGTGTGGATTTCAATGCAAAACATCAAAACAAACTGAAATATATTATGTTGACGGGAACTCACATAATGTAAACTTAAACAACTTGAGAACACACTGCTTGAATTGTAATGCAGAAATTACATCTAATCCTGCAAAATATAAAAATATAATAGCAGACTTTTAGAGTTTTGGTTTTGCTGGCTTACGTGCTTTGTTTAAGATTTTAGTTAGCAATGAACTAGGATCAATCCTCTTTGTTCTTTTAGCTCTACGTGCTTGTCGAATTTTCGTTTTAGCACGAGTCTTTTTCATTTGTATACGCTTCGCAATATCAATCGGAGAAAAACATTGTGAAATTTTACTTACTCGTCTTCCTGCTCTAGGTCCACTGCCGCATACAAACTTTTGTGTTGTTTTAACACCGCCAGATTTGCCTTTACTTCGAGCAAAAACCATTCCTGCTTCGTCAAGTTGCTCTTCAATTAATTTATCTGTAAACTCGTTTAATCTCATTTTTTAACCTATTACAAACCACATTGGAGATCCGCCATCAACATAATTAGATAAATCATTTATTAATTTGTCTATTTCAATGTCTGCTTCTGCTTTTAGTGCAGCGCCGTTTAACACAGTACCGCCTGCAGGACCTGCAATTGTAGCAAATTTTTCTCTTGCTTCGCCTAATGATTTTTTAAGCAAGGCTTGAGTATACCCTTTAATCCACGGATATGCTTGAACATCTTGCAACAATGTTACCGTAGGTTTATGATTGTGTGCCCAAAGCAATACTTGTTCTTCGTTGCTGCGTGGTCTTCTTACTAGTGTTAATTTTTTACTAACCGAATTAAAAGTGTAGTTGATATACCCACCAAACATTTTGCTACTTTGTTCTTGGAACTGTGCAAAAAATTCATAATTTGCTAATCCGCCAACACGACCATTGCTCAACATATACATATTCATAAACCCTGCTTCAAAGGGTTCGAACTGTGTAGCATTGTCTGTACTAGCACTACCGATACTTCTTCTGAAAACTTGTTGAACTGTTTGTACTTCCGACGGAAGAATATATTCTTGTTGATCAGCTACTAAATCCAAGAATAGATAACTTTCTTCAACACTGTTACTACTACGCTGTCTAAAAATTTCAATTGATTGTTTTAGTGCATACTCGTAGTGATTAGGGTCGAGTTCAACATCAACCATATCACCACCGAGGTTGTAATATATACTTTTAAATAGTTCGTTTTTTAAATCATCAAGTTGTGCCATACTATTATTTATGGCAATTAGCAAATATTAAAATGCTTTTAGGATCACAGTATCACTATTAAATCTGCCATTTAATTTAATTCCTACAGCATTAATAGTATCTAAGTAAGTTCTAAGTTTAACTTTTCCAAGTTTTTTAAACTCTTTGAGCTGTTCTTCGGGCTTTCTTAGATTTTTTTGTACACTATTCTTTTCATCAAAGAACAATAGTGTAGTGCCTTTGACTTGAATTTGCTGTCCATCTTCAGCTACATATTTTCCAAGTTTTCTTGTTTTTATGTTAAACACCCAAATTTCTTGAGCGCCAACTATTTCAACAGGATTAATGCTTACAATTTGATACTTGTCGTCTTTGTCTTTGTACTTGAGTTTTGCAATTTGTTTTTCTTTGCTAACTGGTGCTTTTTTTCGCGGCTTACGTGTTGCTTTACTAGATTCGATAATCATATCGCAGGCGCTCATTAGGTTTTCAATACCTTGCATAAATTTCTTAGCATGGGTTTTACTAATGTGATCGTAGCCTTCTTTTAGTTGCACTACAAGATCTTGTTCGTGCTCATCTTTAATTTTTTTGATTTCGCCGGCGGTTGGAAGTTTTTGTACTAGTTGTGCTTCTTCAAACTCTCCTTGATAATATTTTTTAATTTTTCTGGCATGTGCTTGTGTTACATTATGTTTAGCAAAGTGTCCAGCAAAGTCAAATCCCTTAGGATCAAATTTTTCTTTAAGTGACATACTTTCATCTAGCCACTCTTCAATGTCTTCGCAAGCGGCTTGGGCTTGCTCTGCTATTCTCTCTTGTATACTTGGAACATATACATTCTTTTTATCGTTATCTTCAACTTTCTTCTCTTCTGCAATTGCGGCACCTTTTGCTGCTAGTGTCTCAATCCAACTATCAATTTTACCATCATAACTTTTAGGAATTAAAGAAGGCTTAACTTCTAACAATTCAGCAAGTAATGCATAGTGACTTTGTTGCAAGTGCCAGTCTGGTAGTTTATTAACAGACTTTACTATGTCCTTATTATGATTGCTAGCAATATATGATTTAATTTTAACTACCCAATCTTTACTTTCAATTTCATAATGCACAAAATGTTTTGCTTTATACCAATTGTCAGTAGGCATTAATCCATACAAACTAACCCTGCGTGGACCTCTTGGTGTTTTTTTCTTAGGTTTTGCTGCCGCTTTGCTTGCTTTTACTTTTGCCATGTAATATTACCTCTTATCGATACTTATTAACAATTAATTGCCAAACAGTATCATTGTCAGAAATTTTAATTTCTTTGTCGTCTACGTCAAACATTTCGCAAAACAATTCGCCAATATTCAACGGTCCTTGGTAAATGTCGGCTTCAGATATAAAATCTAACCATTCGTTTTGTTTTATTTTTTCCATATCAATATCTACCTAATTTTGAACACATTTAAATTGTAACAATAAAACGCAACACTGTCAACCAATAAAGATGTATAAATACATAGTAGAAGAAGGATTTTGCATATGCCAAGACTAAGTTTGTGGAAAGAACACAAAGGCAACGACTATAAATTTTTCAACAATCGTGCTAGAGAACAATTCACCATTGGTGGAACTTGTATCAACATTCACAAATACTTAGGATCCGATAATACCGGAGAAGAATCTGCGGCTGCTCCTCATTACGAAACGCAGAGTGAGCAAAATATTCAAGACTTGCTATTCTTAGAAAACAGAGATAGAAAGTACGATCAAGATATTTTCGAACTTAGGGGTCATTATAATGTAAATGATACAGACTTTGATTTAAGTCAGTTTGGATTATTTTTACAAAATGATACATTGTTTATTACTTTTCATTTAACAGATATGATCGAACGTCTGGGAAGAAAACTTATGAGCGGAGATGTAGTAGAATTGCCGCATTTACGTGATGACTTTCCTCTCGACGAGGATATACCTGTTGGATTAAAAAAATATTATGTAGTACAAGATGCAAGTCGTGCTGCCGAAGGTTATAGCCCTACATGGTGGCCACATCTGTGGAGGATAAAAGCAACTCCATTAGTCGACAGTCGAGAATATAACGATATTATTAAAAATATATCTGACGAAGAAACTGACAATCCAATTGGAGAACTACTACAAACTTACGACAAGTATATTAACATTAACGATGCTATTATTGAAGAGGCAATTGAAGAAGTCCCTGCTAGTGGCTATGATGTTAGTGAATATTATACTACACCCACAAACAAAGACCGTACAGTTAACTTCTATGATGTTCCAACTGCCGACGATAGTGTAGTTACAACTGACAGTGGAAAATACACTGCTGATTTAGATTTTTTAACTCCTGAACATCGTGCACAATCAGGGTATTTAATAGGAGATACAACATCCCCTCCAAATTCTATGCCTATTAAGTCTGGTACTAGTTTTCCGAGCGATCCACTTGAAGGCGACTATGCTCTTAGACTAGACTTTACTCCTAACCGTTTATTTAGATATAGCGGAACAAAATGGGTTAAAGTTGAAGATAATCTTAGAGCAAGTTATAGAAACGATAGCAACGAAACACTATTAGGATCGTTTAGAAATAACGATGGTGAGTTTAACACCAACGACGGACAAACTTTTATAAGTAGACAACGTTTAAGTGATGCAATTAAACCGAAAGCAGATAACTAATGGCACAATTTTACTACGATAAACAGATTAGAAGATTTATAACACAAATTGTTACTGTGTTTAGTTATTTTGAAGTCGAATTTGGTGAAGATAGTAGCAACAACCCAATATATCGTCGGGTCCCGGTAACATATGCAACCGGAGATAAGATGGTTGCTAGTATACTAAGAAATAATAGTGAAAACACTATGTTAAATGTTCCAGCAATGAGTGTATATCTAACTGGGTTAGATTATAAACAGGATAGGATGCAAGATCCAAGTTTTGTTGATAAGTTAAATCTTAGACATAAGAAATACAACAAAGACACTGGCGAATATTATAATGCTCCTGGTAATGCATTTACTGTTGAGAGATATATGCCAGTTCCATACGATTTACAATTTAATGTAGATATCTGGACTAGTAGCACAGAACAAAAACTACAACTACTAGAACAGATTTTAGTTTTGTTTAATCCCGATTTTGAAATTCAAAGCACAGATAATTACATTGACTGGAGTAGTTTAAGTTACATGAAATTAGAAAACGTAAACTATAGTAGCCGTAGTGTTCCGGCAGGCAATCCTGAGGATGTTCTTGATGTTGCGACACTAAGTTTTAGTTGTCCAATTTGGATTAACCCCCCTAGTAAACTTAAAAAACTAGGAGTTATTCATAGTATTATAACAAGTTTATATAATAGTTCAACAGGAGAAGTTAATTCAGATATAATTGACTCTGGAAACTTAATGTCTAATAGAATCTATACTACACCAACAGGACATAACTTGTTAATACTAAACGGACAAGCAAGTATATATCAAAGCGGAGGTATTACTAATCCTAGCGAAGAAACAACACTAGAAGAAACTATAAAAAATTCATTTGA